TGCTATTGGTTCATTAACATCAGAAACACCCACAAGTTCAACCGCTGCTCTTAATGTGCATCACGAATTTTTGGCGGTCGGTAATAGTGATGCGGGTGATGGTGTAGTGGAAATATCGTCAATGCGTAGCACAGAAGGGGGGCAAAACGCAACAATAGCGGTGACACACAATACTGGTTTGACTTACGTTGGAAATCTCCACACGGCAGTTTCTTCAACTGTTTCAGAACTTGTTGGTAGCCCTGCTACAATAACTCTTGTGGGTGGTGGAACAGGGTATTCAACAGGAACGGGCGTAGCCACAACTGGTGGCACAGGCACAGGGCTAACAGTAGATGTTACACAGGTGGGTGGTGTCATTACTGTTCTTGCGATTAATGCGGCTGGTACGGGATATACAACAGGAGACACAATTACAGTTTCAACAGGTGGTGCTAATGCTACATTTACAATTGCTACCGTCACGACAATAACAGGATTTGTAGTGGCAGATGGTTCAACCTTTGTCAATGGTCATAGTGTTGTTTATTTGTCTGATGGTACAACTAATAGGGTCGCTTTGTGCTCAAGAGTTGGTAATATTTTCACCATAGTAACTGATATGGTGAATAGTTTTACTACTAATGTAGCCATTGCTATTCTTGATTCTGACCAAAACATTACGAATGCCGCAAATGCTGAAATTTTACAAATTCGTTTCAAGTGTGATATTAATGATGAAGAACGGCAAAAATCATGGTGGTCCATTGAAGAAAATGGCATGATTTTATTCAACAATGAATACCCATTCTTTGAGAACCATTCTTTGAGAATGGCTTATATTTATGGTGAACGGTATGTCGAAAAATCTATCAGTGAGGCTTGTACTAAATTGGTAGTTATGGATATAATTATGTCAGATGATTATTCTGTATTATTCCCCGAAGGAACACAAAATGTTGATTTAAGTAATAAACACCAAAAATTAGAAGCCGAAGTACAAAAACTATTAGTGCCATTCCAAGAAAGTATAATTGTAGCAGGTATGGGCGGTTAAGATGGAAATTAAAAAAGAACGCCGGTGGACCGCATCGGGTAAAATGATTGATAATTGTGAAGGTTGTGGGTCGTATGGTGTTATTGCGAGCAATCTTTCGGGAAAGCATCTTTGTCGTGTATGTGATGTTAAAGACAAAGCCACAGGTGCAGGTATAGACGCAATGAGGGGTGATGATGTATGAAAGCCACAGTACCACATCCACAAATTATTAAATTTTGGGAAAAGAAATCACGACTTGTTAAGAATTTATTGTTAGCGCAACAGCGGCAAATATCATTAGAGCCAAACCATTTAGAACGGCTATTAATTTTTGAGAAAAATAATGCTGATGAATATGGTGGGTTAAATGATGAAGAATTAGCCAACATAATGAAAAGTCATAAAATATCAAGTCCTTTCGCTAGTGATGTTGAGCAAGCGGAAGCCGAATTAGTGAGTTGATGATAAATGGTTGATGCAATTTCGGCAATCCAGTCTTTAATAGACACTGGTTGGAATATATCACCTAAACCATCTATTTTAGATATTGCTACATTAGATGTAGGAGAGGGAAAAAGGACCAGACTTCAAGACCACGACATAATCAGAATTTTTGAAACAGCCCACAATGAAGCCCAACCAGAACTACTTTTTGATTTCGTAAATGAACATGTTAATTTAACAATTGATATGCGAACAGTCAAGGGGCGTGAGCGTTTAAGTGACCTAAGAGATGAGGTACGGCGCATCATCCATAAGAACCGAAAAGGTGATGGTAGTAACTTTGACAGGGCAATCTTCAAAACGAGAACCGATTTGTCAGACCGTAGCAAGAGGTTGTTCCGTTATACTATGCAGGTGGAGGTAGTGACTTTCGCACAACCATTAGAAATAATTTGAGATGAGAAATATGGCAACGAATTTAGTTTACAAAGGAGATTTGGCCGAAGTATCATTGGCTAAAGAGACTGGTCTTATCGGCCACGGAACAGGAACATGGGTCGATGGAACAACAGCCACCGATGGATGGAAAACGACTCAAGTAGGCCCAACCACAAACACATCCACAATTCATGTGGGCGAAGGAATGTATTGGGTTGATACGGCTGGTAATATGATGGTCCCTAAAAATATGCTTGTTGGGGCAACTTTGCGATTTTATGATGCGGCTGGTAACCATCTACTTGATGATTATTCTTCAACAAAACGCACCTTTTATATTACTGCTAATGACGCTGATACTATTACTATTCAACCACGATTAGCAACAGTAGGTGCAGCGGTAGTAGGAACAAGTGACAAGTATTTCCTTATTGATAACCTTCGTGTTCCTACTTTTGATGCGTCTTGTAACCCCGGAACGGATGAGCGTATCAAAGCAGACCAATTCTTAGGATTACTTAACTCATTTTCACTACCCGAATCAGAAATAGATGTAAGGAAACAACACATTGTTGGGATGGGGCGTGATGTTAATGTTTTGACTAGCGGTAAAGAAACCCTTAGTGGTGGGGCGTTTGACACGAATGCCCACAGTTTACGCTTTTTCAAATATGCTCTTGGTGGTCACACTGCTCTTGGTTTAGGCGAGTTTTCGAATGTTACTGCCGCAGATACTATTTTATCAGCACCACCTCTTAACATAAAACCCGCTACTGCGGCATTTTATGCACAACAAGTGGGTGATATATCACAAGTTGAAGATGTGACAGTAATTACTGCACCATCAACAGCAACGGGTATAGCGGGTGGTGGTGGAACAGATATTGCTATCAATGCAGATTGTTTGATTGGTGGTAAAACCACTATTGGTAGCGGTACATCTGCTGCTGGTAATGGTGTAGTGAATATCAATACATCTAATTATAATGATATTTTCGAAAATATCGGCTCAACTGGTGTTTTTAAGGTTCTTGAGCAAAGTGATACAGGTGGTGTACAATACGGATATTATGGTGCGGGTGCGGGTGCAACCACAGCCATTTCAAGTTGTGTTGACATTACCGCAGGTGCAGTAGCAACTGCAATAGTAGCGAATCGTTCAGTTTATGTATTGGCTAAAATTGATACGGATATTTCAGCAGGTGATATTAGAATTGATTTGGGTGCTACAAATGCCGCTAAATTCGCAATAGGTGATTATATTCAAATCGTGGATAAGGACACAGTTCAAATCCCCGGTGCAGATGCAGAATTACCAACACTCAACAAACACGAGATACGCAGGGTAATTGGTGTTGGGACATCCGATGGTGGAGATGCAGAATATGTGTATGTTGAAGAACCATTCTTATTTGAACACACAGCCGCTTCATGTGGTGTTGAAAGGATGCAATACACATGGGATAGCACAAACAGCATAGCATGGGAGAGAGGAAGCCCTGCGATACTTGATAGCACCTTTGAATTAAAATATGGTGTAGCCCACAATTTCTTCGGGTATTCTTACTTACCCTCTTTTACTATTGAACAATCATTCCGACAAACCGATGTAACACCGGGTGCTGAACAAATGATGAGAGTTTATTCTGGTTGTAAAGTTGGAAATCTTAATTGTGTAGCAGATAGTGAAGGGGAACTAAAAGTGAAAGGTGATTATGAAGCGGGTCGTATGTTTACAGATACAACTGAAAAATTCATTACACCACATCGTATGTTTGAAAATACCGCTAATACACAAGTAAATCGTAGGGTTTCGGGTATTGCAGTTAATGGTGAAAAGCCTTATTTATTCCAACATGTTTCATTTGAAGCATTTGGCGCAAGCATACTTCGTGCTACCAATATTGATTTGAAAATAAATAATAATAATGAGGCTAGATGGTATGTTCGGGGTACTGATGGTTCTTATGCTGCTGCCGACCAAGTTGCCGAAGCATCAACACAATATGCGGCTGAAATAACAGAAGCGGCCCGTGATTATGAACTTAGTTTTTCTGCTTTAGTTGAAGATACTCGTTGGTTTGATGAATTGCGACAACGTAAACACCACACCAATAGTAATGATATTACCTTGACATTAACAAAACCCGGTTCCCATGCAACAAGACAGAATGCAGCGATTACTATTGAAGATTATACAGTAGTAAAGGCTGAACACCCATTACCTGATGATAAAGGGCCAGTAACCGCTGATGTTCATATTGCATTAAGACATGTTAAAGTAACCGAAACCAATCCTTATTTCACTTTGTAGGTGTTTTATCATAAATGACCCAATAGTAAGAAAAAGACTTTTTAGGCAACAAAGGAAAATTTAAGTCATAATCACAATAACTAATAGTAATGGATGATAGGGTTGATAACAATGGTAAGGCTAACAGGGTTCGTAACGATTGCCGGAAGGCGAGAATTACTTAATTGGATGATAACAGACAAAGGTATTGTGGAGGGGGCTGGCCTATCGGCTAGTGGTATTACCGTTCACAATAACATTGAAACACCCGCCCCACCTCCTTCAACACCAGAAACACCAGTCGTTGCTAACACAGAACCAACGACTTACGAAGATACAACCAAAACCGATTTACAGGTTTTGTGTAGTCAGCGTGGGCTAACAGTAAGTGGAACAAAAGCAGAAATTGTTGCTCGATTAATTGCCGATGATGAATCAGTTGAAGAAAGTGAAGAAACCGAACCAATAACTGATGGTGATGAAAATGACGGAGAAAGCGAAAGCGAGTGACTTAGTAGTAGGAAATGATGCAATTAGGCATACAGTTGATACCCCCTTCGGGGAACTAGCCTTATGGATTAAACCCCTTTCTTGGATTGAACGACAAAATGCTTTAACACGATTTGTTAGTATTACACCTAATAGTAAAGGGGATATGGCCCCTAATATTGATTTTGGTGGATATTGGGAATTTGTTTACAGCACTTGTATTGAGCGCACTGACCCTATTTTGAGTAAGTCAGAACTACTGAATCTCAAACCAGAAGTAGGAGAGGCGATTCAATCATTATTACCTTCGTTTGATTCATTGATGCAGGGATTGGCTGGCGGTGTTGCTGGCCCTTTGGTATAACCCTTGATGATGTTCGTAGTTTTATGACTTGGGACGGAGAGGGTGATTTGAGTGTTGGTATTGAAAAAATACCAATACTGGCACACGCCTTACCCACCTTTTTTCTAGGTCAATTTTTCAAATGCCCACCCCATTCATGGGATAATTTAACACCTGAACGGGTAATGTTGGATTATTTTACTTTGTCTGTTTTTAAGGAGATTGAAGCCGAATCTATAAATAAAGTAAAGCGTGAACAGGGTTTCGGTAACACAAAGGGTAGGGCTGTTCGAACTACAAGTGATACTGATTTCTTTGAACGAATGAATGCGAGGCTGAAAGACGATGGCTAGTGAAAAGACCGCAGGGATGGCTCTTGATACTGTTAATACGGTAAAAACTCTCCAACAGTATTCAGATATTCTTACAGTCTTACCCGATAAACACCGAATATTAATGAAAGCATTAGGGCCACTTTATACAACATATATGAAATGGGATATGGCATTAAAAAGTATCAGTTCTACTTTTGGTGATGTTGGTGGAGATGTGGGAGAGGGTGCAGAAGAGGCTAGTGAAGCAACAAAGAAATTAAGTGGCTCAATGGCCGTTGTTGGTGCTTCAACTGGTCTTTTAACAAAGGTATTTATGCCATTAACAAAGGTTCTTGGTGCAACAAAATACTTATTTATGGGAATGTTAAGTAGTATATTGCCAATTATAGGTTTGATTTTTGCAGTAGTAGGGGGTCTAATGCTATTTACCGCTGCCTTTGATGAGGGTGGTGGCTCTTTAAGGAAATGGTTAGAAGATTTGGCTATTATTGGGGAAATATTTGCTGGCTTACAAATAGCCATTGACGATATAAAAGCAGCCTTTAATGATATTGTATTGCCCGAACTCGATGCTGCGGGTATTGGAATGGATGTTATACCTACCCTTACTGAAATAATGAATTTCTATTTCAGGTTTTATGGGTCCGTTTATGATTCAATAGGTCTTTTATTGGGTGCTTTTGTTGAGGCAGGGATAGTTGAAACAATAATTACAGCCTTTACTGATATTTATGACGGTTTTATGTCTGCTTTGAATTCCATTATGGAAGCCTTTGGTGCTAGTGATGTGGAAGAATTCATAACCATATTAACTGATTTGTGGGCTGATTTTGTTGCTTACCTTGAAGATTCTGGAATGATTGATTTTCTTGTTTATGCAATAAGTGTGATAGGGGAACTTGTAGGTGCAGTAGCAATGGCTACGGGAGAAATAATTGCATTAGTTATTAAAGTTATTAAATGGATTTGGCCGTATATTAAACCCTTAGCGAAGGCATTTATGAGTGGATTCAAAATGGTCTTAACCTTCATTGGAATAGTTCTAACTACTGTTGTTGGTGTTATTAGAGCAATTGTAGCGGTATTAAGTGGCGATACCAAAAAGGCCAAAGAAATAATTTTTGGTGTTTGGACCGCAATTCAAGACGCATTTTCAAGAATATGGACCTATGGTAGTGAAATGATAGACAATCTTTTAGATTATATCCAACCATTAATAGATGCTGTTATGTGGGTTGTTGATGGTATTGGTGGTTTCTTCGGTTTCGGTGGTGATGATGCCCCCGGAATGGCTAGAGGGGGTATCGCATCTGGTCCTTCAACTGGTTATCCTATGACACTACATGGAACAGAAGCAGTTGTTCCACTACCTGATGGCCGCACCATCCCTGTTACTGTTAATGGTGCTGGTACTGGTGGTGGTGAAACAACCGTAAATATCAATGTGACTGGTGCTAATGGCGACCCACGAAAAATAGCCCGATTAGTTGGTGAGGAAGTAGGAAGAGTATTCAAGAGCCGTTCTCGTGGTAGTGGTTTTAGTAGGGGTGTTTGAGTATGCCAAAAATTCAATTAATACGAAAAGACGGTGGAATTATAGAACTAGAAGCAAGTAATATAGCATTTCAAGTTACAAGAGGGGTGGCGGTATGGCCTATACCGATTTATGGTGTAAGGGCAGGTCTTGACTTGAATACAAACACATTGAATATTACTGTTGATGGGATTTTAAGAGATGATGATAGTGTTAGTGGTTCAACGGGGGCAGTAGCACATTTTGATTTATCACGCCCTACTGGTTTATTTTCTTCGTGGTTCACACAACAACAAGACGAAGCGGGTAATGCTAATATTGCTGCAATGGTGACGGCTTTGGGGGGTAAACAAATAGTTTTCAAATCAGCAGGTCAAATGACGGCAGGGTTGGGTGAAAACATCACATTGCAGTTTTATGCTACTGGCTCTTTATCACCAACTGTGGCGACAAAAAGCATTGTTCCAGTTGATATTAGTGGAACAATAAACAATACAGGTGATATTGCTACTGCAATTAACACCGCCCTAACGGGAGGTAATGTAAAAGTAAATACTGTTACAACTGCTATTTCTAGTATTTTCACTATAACTCAAACTACTGGGAATAATTTGAATAGTTCAACAGACCAATCAATACCCGCTTTAACAAACGAAAAGATAACTTTAACAAATACTACTAAAGATAGTGATGGTAATACACCAATAGTGAAAACAGGCGCAATTGGTGTAAGCACAACACAAAATTGGGCTAGTTCATTTTACACAACAACCGCCTTTACTGATGGTGTTTCGGGAACTAAAATGAGCAAAGGGGATAAAATTCAAGACCTTATTAATATGACCATAAATGCTTCACCCGGTGGGGGTATGTTATCAACCCAATCATTTACGGGTGATTTAATAGAGATGCCGGATTCACTATCATCATTAGATGTATCTACCTTTTTACGCATATCACAATCCGATGCCGTTAAAAAATATATTGTTGGAATACGAATACCTTACGAATCTATGGTAACCGCTACTGGTGGTGCAAATGAAATATTAAGGCAATTTATTTTACCTTCTGGACCGGGAACTGATTACGCTGCGGAAAAAAACACTACATCATTTGACCCAATTGATGTAATAGGTGGTGAAAGTGTTAGGCCAAACCCATTTTTTAGACAGGGGATAGCCATTCCGGGGGTAGTTCAAACTTTCAATCCAAGTTATGAAGCGGGTGATTCTGTTTGGCTTTACAATCTCACTTTCGCTGCTTGTGAACAACTACTGGGGATTTGAATATGCCAATACATAGTGTTTATTCTAAAGCCGTGAGGCTAAATGGCTATACTGATGGTTTAGTAGTTCCTACTGGTGCGTTTCGTGAAAGCGGTGTGGATTTATTTAATGCTTCACATAGTGAAAAAACAGGTGGTAGTAATAAAGTATCATCCTATGAAAGTAATGAAACCAAAATAGGTAAACGGCACATACCAAATGAAGGAAATAGCATTAATAATATAATCGGCCCATTTACAATCGAATCATTTTTCATACCTGATAAGGGTGGTGTTATTCTCCATAAACCCAATTGTTTTACGCTTAAAGTAGGAGAGCCGCACAAACCCGGTCCTGTTACATTTGATTTATATACAACTACTTCAAAAGGTAGTTTGGCTGCTGAAAGGGTGGTATCGGCATACAATTTCCCCAATGTTACGAATACTAATTGGGGGTCTTATGCAACAGGAGAAAGTAAGCCACATGACCTTGATTTACCATCTCGTGAATTATTATATGTTAATGCTCAATTTACAGGAAAACGAATGAAAGTGTATATTAATACTGATTTGGTTGCAGATATGGATTTTGGTGGTGAAGAACGAATTATACGTTCTGGCTCATCTGATTTATTTATTGGTGGTCAAGGTGGAGAGTTTCGTGGTGTAATAGAGAGCGTTAGGGTAAGTCGGGGGATTATTGAGCCAAAAATGCAACCGTTTACAGTTTTACCAGATGCGGTTGGTTTATGGAATTTTGAAGATGAAGATGATATACCCGATTTGTATTTTTTTAATAATCGCAACCCCGCCCACCCCCATCAAGGTAAGGATGGGGTGGGGAGAGAGAATGAGGGGCTAATGCCCCTACCTATGGTGTGTATAGGATATGATTTCACTACCATAGAAGTAACTGCGCCTGTAAACCCTGCTGGTGGTCACCCGCTTACTCTAGCCGCTGGTTATGATTATGGGTATTTCGCAATACGAGATTTTCCTAGTAGTGTTATGGGTGGTGTGATAGAACGACCTGCTGCTTTAGAATTGTTGGCTTCGCATATATTATCAATACCTGTTGAAGAATTACAATTACAAACATGGTGGGCTAGTGGTATTCTTGATATTCAAGCCGAAGTGACAAAATCCACTTATCATTCAGACGGTATTCCTGTTTCTAATTTGAATGCTATAATAAACGTGAGTGGAACAGACCCAATGACTGGTGGTACTGTAAGTTCCTTTGGCTACCATGATAGTTCGCCCGAAGGGGGTGTTGACCTTGACCCAATGGTAAATCCCATTGAAAGAATGAGAATTGTGGCTATTGATTTTAATGGTAATGGGTCACTTGGTAGGCCACCATGTGTAGTTGTTCAAAGTACCTTATTAGCCTCAAATAATGACCCAAATACACAGGGATTTCTATTTGGTCACCCTGACAATACCCCTGTATGGTTTACTCTCGGTAATGGGGATTTAGTAATCGACCCCGGAAAGACAGAAACAAGACCAACGGGCCAAATGACAAGGGCCAGACTAACACAAAACCAACGATTTAGTGATATTACTGGTAATGGGAATGATGCCTATTTTATTGCTACTAAATCTCGTTTTAATACTAATACACAAACACAAACATCGGGTGTTTCGGGGTCTGCCGGTTCTTATGAGCCACCCTTAGACCACTTAGTGGCTTTATGGTTTGATGCAAATGATAAAACAACCATCAAAAAATACAACGGGTCAAATGTTGTATCAAATGATGATTATGTTTTTTGGTGGACCAACAAAGCAACGGGTATTGTGGCTTCATCAACAAATTATGCCCTATATGGGTGGGGTGATGGATGGCGTTGGAAACAAAATTGTGGTAATGCTAACAATCGAGCAGGTTTGGTTGCCGTTTCCACCTCCGAAGCCCTAACACCACCAACAGGGCCGATGGTATGGCCGGGTGGTAATCCGACTGTTCACGCAACCACAACTATTCCTAACTATTTATCTGGAAAACAATACTATGGTGGGTCGGGTTGGGTTAATGGGCATGGTGTCAATGGGCCATTGACTTTTGGTAGAATACCAGATGTTTCGGGCGTAGTAGCCGCCCCCTTTGCTTCTGAACACTTAACACTATTATATCCCTCCACAGGGGCAAATATGGCTGACGGTGATTGGACCTTTTATTATGTCATAACACCCACTTATACAGCCAGTACCCCTTTGACTTTAATGCGTAGTGAAATTAATGATAACTTCAAATTATTGTTGGATGATGGTCACGCCGTGACCCCGAATCCAAAATTAACCGCTACGGGTGGTACGGCGGCCTTTGCAGGTCCAACCACACAAAGACCAACAGCAGGTATTCCGGCTCTTGTTTCACTACGAATAGACCACGGCACTAATGCCACTTGGAAATGGCGAAATCAACAAAATACCGGGGGTAGTGCAGCAGCGGTGGCTGGGTGGACCCCCACTGCACCTGTTCAATTTGATTATGGTGGGCTTTTACCAAGTTCGGGTTTAGTATTACATTTAGACGCTAATCACTTTAATAATCCATCATTTGATGGATTAGCATTGGCTGATTGGGTGGATAGAAGTGGCAATAATCACGATTTTGGACCATCAGCGGGAACAGACCGGCCAACTATCCGTTCCCCATCTAGTATTTTTAATAATAAACCAGCAATTCAGTTTGATGGTAATGACTTTTTGGAAAGGGCTTATGATGCAGATTTGAATACTAATGATATTACTGTTATTGTAGTAACGACAACAAGTGCTGATAATGCTACTTATGAAGGAATAGTAAGTAATCGTAATAATGCTACATACAAAGGATGGAATTTATACAGCGATATGACTGGTTCAAACAACCAATGGGAATTTTGGATAGGTGATGGTTCTGCTTGGCAAGCAATACAAGCAGCAACGGGTACTTCTGTGGTAGATACACCAGTAGTTTTAACCGCTACTATTTCGGGTGGTAATGGGGTTGGTGGTGCGGCCTCTTGTGAATTAAGAATTAATGGTGCATCGGCGGGTACTGCAACCGTCAACTACCATAAATTGGCAACATCTCAACCTTATTGTGTGGGTTATACCCCCACAACTTACAAATTAGATGGCTATATCGGTGAAGTATTACAATATAATAGACAACTAACCAATGCAGAAAGGGATTTGATTGAGGGTCAAATGGCTGAAAAATATGGTATAACATTGGCTTCGGGCCATAAATATCTAAACACTGGCGCAAATAGGCAAGGGGGGGTTGACTTTTTTTGTGAAGTTGTTGACGGAACTGGTGTTACAAGCGACATTAATGAATTAGCACCACCGGGTTTCATTGTTCACGAAATTATAGGGATGCCACAACTATTAACAGATGCACAAGATGATGATATGCAACAATGGTTTGAAGATAAATACGGGGTCTAAAAATGCCAGAAGAACCATCAGAAGGATATGTGCCAATATCTAACGATTTGTTAGAACCTAGTGATGATTTTCCGGGCATGTGTGGTTTAACCACTTACAATCGTGTCAGTGGGCATTTTTTCTTAAAGAAAATGCCAAGCCCAAAAAATGAATCAATTACTCGTACAATTCAAGGACTAACTGACAGATTTGAGAGTTCTTATGAAGATACAACTATTGAATCATTAATAGCGAAAAATGAAAAAGTTAATATCACACAAACTGTTTATCAAGGCGAAATTAATGATATTCAAACCAGTTCAAGTATTGGTACTTTAACTGCTACTGGTAGTGGTGATAAAGTTAGTAGTATTATGGCACAGGGTGGATATTCATATCACGATGGGTCGGCTAATGTTTTATCATCGGGTAAAAACACAATTGTAGCAATAGCAGTAGAAGATGTGCGTCTTTTTGCCCTTAAAAATTTAGATGTAAGCCAAGAAGCCTTATTCGATTTTACTGACCCCCAAAAACCAACAAATGAAGATTATGTGCATCATTTGACACCAGAAAAAGAGAGTCGTATTGCTATTATTGAAAGCCCAAGCGACCTTATAGCGGCGGGTGGACCACCAAAAATTCTAGTATATTACAATGCTATTGATACCACTGGGGAAGTGGTGGCGGGTTGGAAAAGTAGTGCTTTTGGGGCAGGGGTAGGAGGTTCTAACTCTCATGCAACAACTGAAAATGATGTTCAAGCGATTAATCAAAGTAGTAGTCGTGGGTGGTTGGTGGTGGAACGCACAGTTCCGGATGCTAACACCATTTACATAGAGGACCCAACCGGTAGCCCCGAATATAGGCCATTGATAGATTGGTTGCGCTATCCCTATGCGGGTGCAGTTGATAACACATGGACCCCACTTACAATACATTCTCCCGGTGGTATCATATCAATACCCAAAACAAACCTTCAAAGACCTATAAAATCACACATGCTTCAAATGAATCCTAGTGGTGATACTACCAGTTCTCCTTTCATTAATATTGAAAATTGCGCTCATACAGTAATTCAAAATTCAATAGCGGGAATGGGGGATAGGTACGAAGGCTACGGGCCACCGATTGCACAACCCAATACTAGGTCACCAATCACCGATAGTAAATCTGCTTACAATTTACTTTCAATATCCGTTCAAGGTGAGGGGGTAGCAATAGTAGATGATACTTATGCGAGCCAACAACCAGTAGTTTTAGAACAGTTTGATATTATTGATAATATAATTGAAGGTAATAATCATTTATTGCTCATTCATCCAAAAAATAAGCAAAGAGCCAACACTTTGACCACTTTATTAACAAAACAAGATTCAGATACCCAATATCATAAATGCACTATTGAACTAATGCTTATGAAAGGGCGAATAGAAGAAATAACACCAAATAGTGGTGAAATGGAGGGTGGCGTTATAGTGAGAGGGCGTTCCCAACTGATGGATATTTCAGACCGAACATCTCAACGAGATTTCAATTTATCAGAAGGTTATCCCCTAAAAGAAATTGGTGACTTAGGAAGCCCATCAGTAACCCTGTCAATGGGGGGATTGGGGCAGGGTGGTATAGACATCAACCCTTCACGAACCGAACACCCGTTTTTACCAGTATGGAAAGACAAGGTTGTTGGGTCTGGTAATGCTTCGGTGAGAAATGACCGTCAAACATCCACATATTATGCTTCAACTCGTGCGTTAGTGGAAATACCCCTTTTCCCATCCATGTTTTTTGATATTGAAAAGCGTTTAGCAACCAGTACGGATAACCGCACCCCCCTCCCTTCGTCACAATCTATGGAATTATCATTAGATTGCACAATGACCGCCATTAATCGCCCTCAAATGCAAAACTATGAAAATCGCTGGTCTATTGACTGGGGGCTAAAAAATATAGTGTCGGCTTTAACTGTAAATGATTGGGCTACTGTTAGTGGTAAGGCATGGATAAGGTGTATGCGAGAAAATGCGACCACATACCTTACTGCTTATACTTATGCAGGGGGTGAAACAGAAGTTGTAACTGGTACATTAGGTGGTAGTGATGCTTATATTGAAGTAGATAGTTTCTTACCTTTTACTACCGAAAGTAGTTTTTCTGATGTAGCCACAACCTTACCCTCTAAATGGACCATACCTGATGGTGGTTTTTTGGTAACTGTGGGGGAAGGTATAATTTCACAACGTGGTATTAGACTTCATATTTCACATTTAGAACAAAATAGCAATGTCTATAAAATGTATTTTGACCAATATCAAGATTGGGATAACAACACACTATCAGAAGCAGATTTAAGAAATAAACTAATTGTTGGGCTTCCTGTTACTTTGGGTAGTTGGCTTACAGATGATGCCTCCGCAGGGGTTGGTACAGTAGCCGCAATTACTGGTGCTACTGTGGCTGTAAGCACTTCTGCAAGCACTATGGCCCAAGCCTTCATAGCCCCAATAGAAAAGGCTCTTGGGCTTCGTATTGGAAACCCATTAACTTCTATTTGTATTGACCCCGATGATGATACCACTATTCTTATCCACAACGGCCCATCAATGGAAGGGTTCTCTTTTGACCCCGGTAATTATTTGTACGGGAACGATGATTTACCCTTATTACCACCAATAGAATGTAGGGCTAGTTATTATGCACTACAAGGTAAGAAAGGTAGTGGGGACCTTTGGTATGTTCGCCCACAACGAATAAAATTGGGAGATATTGCTAGTAAGGGGTCAGTTTCGGATTTCAATACAGCAGTAAATGAACTAATACGCACTATTAATCAAGCCAGTCACCCTTTGGCGAAAAACGAAAACGGCGGTAGTGCTTTTGATGCGCCCCTTTTGTTTAGTGAAAGTGCGGGTACTCATACCGTTTCTTCAACAGATACGGGTTCACACATGGGTTACATAAGAGCATTTGCAGGTAAAGGTGTAGAGAGTAGGGATGGGGAAAGTGGCACGAGTATAGTTATTCATAGCACCATACCCGGTGCTACTGGTCGTAATTTTGCAGTATGGTTTAGTAATCATAGCCCCTATCCATATCGGCCAATTCAAGCGGTGGGTCATGGTGGGCTTTTAGCCACAAATAGCAGGTCATATCAAGCAGGTTCATTCCCTGCCCCATTGCCGATTGGAATGGATGGGGAAACTCACATACCAATTACCACCTTTCAAGGTGGTGTTCATGGTTTAGTTGAAAATGCAGGTGATGAACTACGCACTTATAGTGGAATAGGTCAAGAGATTACATTCAATACTGTTCTCAACCCCAAAAATTCATACGGCAACACACTACCAAGTTATGACCCCGAAACTCAAAGCATTTTGTGGGTTGAACGCAAAGCATTAGATATTATTAGGAGAATTGATAGAAATTTATCAGCAAGCGATAGGGCAACTATATTGGTTAATAATACTGATTATGGTACTTTTAGATGGGTAGCGGGGGGTCAAGGGGGAACTGATTGTAAGGTTTCTGGAACAGGGGCTTGTGCCGCACTTGCTGATGTTCAACCATTGAATCAATTGAGTAACAAATGGAAAGATTTGTTTGTTAATTCTGATGGTTCATACAAACAAGTTGAAATCAAATTAATACACCCTCTAATAGATGCTCATGGAATACTATTTTTTGGTGGGGGTCACACAGGGGTCACCTTCGATATTAGTGATGGAACCGCTAATGATTATAGTGACTTTTACACTCATCATTACGCAAAGGGGCCATCTGGATATAGTGGTTTTCAAAATCTCCAAGAGGTTCAAACATCAGCCGCAATATTAGACTTTTCCAACTTAAAAAATGCTGATACTGTAAAGGAAAATACCTATCGTGGGCTACACCATAGGCAAATCCTTACCAATACTGGAACAACGCCCGAAAATAGTCATTTACTATCTCAAGAAACACAATTTTATATTAGATTAGGAGATTTGGCCGACTATACTGGTGACTATGCAAACTATCAACATGTAAAACTGCCCATAGAAAAACTACATGGTAGTAAATTATTGGTTTACAGTGATTGGGAGGCATCTGCTCAACGCATAACGGCAGCGAATGGCCCTATTGTTTTAGATGGTGAATCGGGGGCAGTTATCTTTAGTGGTACTGATTATATTGCTGCCCATGAAATAGAGAAAAATAACCCCGTTACCCCAAAAATAAAACCACTTGTGAATGTCTTAAATGAAATGAAAGGTGCTAATGCGGCTTGGTCTATTTCCTTTTTCATGCACCCAAATATTGTTGGTGCTTGGCCCGCAGTAAGTCAAGATGCTTATGGAACAGGGCCAGTATTACATGGAATCGACCATAATGGGTTTCCGTGGGGCGTTTCTATTGTCAGTAAGCAAATAGCAATGACTACTTACGAATTTAAGGTAATAGGTCATTTTACTGATAGTGCTGGAAATGCGTTTCATGCTGAATCTGTGAGTAGTGGTACTGTGGCTAAAGACGCATGGTATCATGTTGTATTCACTTATAGTAATGCGGCGGGGCCAACCTGTTATATCAATGCCGTGGCTAAAACACTAACACCAACACCCAACCCATTAATTGCTTTGACTGATGATGCAACATACAGGGGTGGAACCGTAGGGCCACATTTACCACATATCAATATTGGTATTGGCTACCCATTAGCACCCGGTACTTATCCACTAATAAATCACCCATCTGCTGGCACATACGCTGTGGGTAGTACCGATACTGTTGCAGTTGATACTGTTAGCCCATTATCTTATTTTTCAATTGGAGATAGTGTTCAACAAATATTACCCACAAGTGGTAATTTTTACGGAAAAATAAAATCTATGAACGCTACAAGCATCACATTTGAATCACCAATAGAAACGGCTTTGGCAAATAATCAAGCCTTGACTAAGATAGGGGCGCATACCGCTACTTCACTATTTGGGCGTGATAAAAATATGGTATTGATTGGATTGGGTTTACATACTTACGGCCCACCTGCTACTTATTTTTACGGTACTACTATTTCCAATCCTTATGACCCTACATATTTTCTTGGTCGGCTAAGTGAAGTTGCCCTGTGGAATAAAGTATTATCGCCATCAGAAGTGACAACACTATTCAACGCAAGGAGTGTGTGGGATTAATATGGCGGAAATTAAGACATTCCCTAAGCGTGAATACCCCGCCAATGTTCAAACATTAGGAACTGATAATGCCCGACCACCAAGCGGCTATTTCAGTATGTTTTTCACATATCCCGATACCGAATATGATGATGCCACTGATACTGTTTGGGCGGGGGGTAGCACTTCTCAAGGAATGCACTTTCTTATTAGAACACCATTAGCGGGAGATACTACTGCGGCGGCAACTGCTTTCGCACATTACGGGAGAATAGGTGTCAAAATAATTGACTTGAAAAGAGCCGCAGAAGCCTCGACAAATGCGGGAACTAACAAAACCTATAATCTTGGAACAGAAGAGGCTTCACGACTAATAGCGGCAACTATCAACTCAAGTAGAGTATGGCAAAGGGGATTACATTCTAGTCGAGAGCGTTTTCTTCGTGCCAAATATGTAAAAATGAGTGGTGCTACCTCTTATACTACTATTAATCATAATAAGTTACATTATGCCGCAGCAGGTATTACCAGTAGTGCTATTTCTGCTGACCATGCTAAAGGTAGCACTAGAGTAATTAATGTTGGAACTGATATATCGGCTCATGTTAAACCCAATGATTCACTTTATACTGAAAACACATATATTGGTAAAGTTTTAGAAATAAATGGTGTGTATGTTTATCTTCAATCAACAAATGAATGTGCTTTAACAATAGGTGATAGTGTTAGAGGGGGGCGTTTTGATGGCAGATTTTACACCTATAATCGTAGCCCTACTGATTTACCACAAAACGGTACAATAACGGGTGGGAATTATACACTAACTTATGATGGTTGGGAGATTAAAAGAGAAAATAACGATGCTAGTCTTTCTAACCATAATATTGTTTCTTTTAACATAACAAATGTCGTGAATTCTGCTGGTCCAACAGCGAATTTCGCAGAAGGTGGAACATTTGCAGTACAAAACGATGGTGAAGAACAACACACCGTTATCGTGTCTTGGGAAACACCCACCCCTACGGGTGGTGGCTATTGGGGTACTGCTAATGGCGGCCCTATTGTTCAAGGATTGGGTGCGCCACTACCAGTATGGTATATGACCGCTAAACCTATGGATGGGGGTAATTTGGGGCTACCCAGTTTAGGTTATGATTCACGGGGGGCGCAACCTTCGGCTCATTCCACTGGGCATGGTTATAGTAGGTTTTCTGTTGAAGGTCTTAATTCCTGTGATTTACCAACCGCCCCACCACCAGATATGCCATTTGACGGCCCATCTATCATGGGTTCAACAGAAGCCGACCCCTTCCAATGGACCGGCCAAAACGCATTATTAACAACCGAAGAAAAAGACGACCTTTTCATTAAGAAACCCGAATTTGGAACAAAAATGGATAAGATGGGGCCATATCAAACTGATTGCTTTGTTAGTAGTAATGCAACTCTTACTGGTGGAACAACCATTAATGTTGTAGCACCTTCAACGACCGCAAAAAACAATTTTTCAAAAGGAGATACACTATACAACGCAAAAGGTACACCTATTGGTGTCGTATCATCAATAGCCGATACTCAAACAACTGCACTAACTACTATGGGGCCATTAATGGAAAAAATTGAAGTGCAAATAAATGGTGATTATGCGTCTGGAACTACAACAGCAATAACTGTTAGACAAGACCCAACTTCACTTATTGCTGTTTCTGGTGATACTGCTACTGACAAAGATGGTAACAGTATGGGTATCATTACTACCAGAACAACGGGACCCGATACGATTACCTTTAGTGCTGGAACCTTACAAAACTATTTTGATGGTGATTATGTATATATTCAACGGGTTAATTATACTGCGGGAACAGGCATTGATTATACCCAAACACATTTAGACGAGAATATACCTATTGTTATGGCTTCTATTGGTGGCACTAAAGAAATAGGGGATGCCGAAGCATTTGGTGGTGCGGGTACTTTAGCAGATTACAATAATGTTCTAAAAGGCAACTCATCATTATTCTTAGATAGTAATGGGGAAAAATATGCCACAGTAGGTAATGTATCGACACCAACAGCATCAACAGCAGGTGGTAATCGTTATAGTAGGATGAACATTACTCGTGACACATTATTGAAAACAATACCAACAACCACAGCCGCTTATCGTGCCTGTAATGTAATAACACTTGAAGCGGCTATTGGTTCAATTACTGGCTATGTAACTTCATTAGAAAACGGAGAAACACTATACAAAGCCTCTCAAATTAATAAATGGCAGGTGGCTCTTGAAAACGGTCATAAATTGAATAGTAAGTTTGGAGAGTTAAAAGATGCCACAACGGGTAATCATCATACAATTACTAATTTAACAAATTCAGACGCTATCGCTAACAAAGTCGTGGTGAAACATGGCCTAAAAAGCGAAGCAACAACCATATCGACTTCAAGCACTTCCACTACTGGCTCTCAAGGTTATGTTACTAGGCCATTTCGTACTGTAAGAGCCGTCAATACTGAAACAGTAGGTAATTTACATATATCAAATGAAGAGAGAGTTTGGGATGATTTATCAGTCGTGGATGATACTGGTCAAGAATTGGTATTACAAGGCGGGTCACCATTTGGAACAGTCATAAAGGATTATAATTTTAATAAAACACGGATAAATCCTACCGATGGTACTGAAACAATATTGCCATCAACACCCGGAAGCGGTATTGAACCAAATATGGAAATACAACTACCATCACAGGATGAGATACCGGGTAATATCCTTGTGCGTAGCGGCCATGATAGGGTACAAGCATGGCGTAATATGACTTGGGGGATGGGTGGCTTAACTGAACCATATCCTAACACACCCGGCTCAATAGAAGCCAATACTGACCCCAATGATACTGCCGCTGGTGGTGCTACACAATTCGACACTCACGATAGGGTGTTGTATTTCCACCCTGTTAGGATTTTACATGATAAACTCGCTACTCAATTTGGCTTATCCCCCAACGCCAATGCGGGTGCTGTGCCAAGTGGTTCAACTCGTTTATTTTCTGCTCATCGTCTTAATGACCATGTGGAACGAGGTTCAGTATTATTAGATGCACAAAATGGGGTTGATGCCTCTTTTATGCACCCACATCACCGCATACGATTTGGAAGGCAGGGCCACCACTTCATTACCCCCTTCACCATGCGTGGCACACCTAAATCATTAAGACGACAATTGCATCGTTCTCATGGCTCGGCTTATTCCCTCATGTTTGAGGCTGAAACGGAGAACAAGCACTGGGGTTTCCAATCAGCATATAATGGGGGGACCGACTCACCAAGTAGCACATTATACTATTTAGACACTTTAGAAGCCAAAACAGAAACCTACAATACTGGCTCGTTTTCATCTGATGGTTTTCCTCTTGGTGAAATTAGTAGGAATGGGCTACCAAATCATAGGAAATTTTATGACGATAGCCCTGAAACATCTTTTGATGTATTGTTTGCACCCGGTCAAGAACACACGAAGGTTGAAGGTGCTTCTGAACAAACGCATTTCGTAAGTAGTAGTCATGGTAAAGATACGAGTATGGGGCCGTATGGTAATGTTGCTCATAGTGGGCCAATCGCTATTACTGCTGCTTCTGCTAGAACAGTAAATACACGTCATAATGCAGGTGAAGAGTTCGCTATCAATGGTTTTTTCCTCAATCAGTATTTATTGATGGGTGGTCGCCCAAACCCTGCTTGGCTTCAATATGATTTAGCGGGTAGCGGGGCCACACCACATACCTATACATTACTTGGGCATCAAGGAGGTTGGTATCAACCCCGTGTTGCTACTGAATTAGCAACTGTCCCCCCTCTTTTTGCCCATGATGTTGAAATGGTTAATGCGGCGGCTATTCCCATACCAATTGTTGAAAATCCCGCAATAGATACAGCGCATTTTACACAACTATCAACTAACAACGATTTGGCACTACTCAAATCAACTAATACTAATTCGGGTGCGACACCCGATGCTTTCCTATCCACTTGGTTAGCGGAATATAGCCACCCTGCACTATTCGGCACAAGTCGTGAGCATTTTATGTCGTTTCGCTATCGTGAAGCGGGAATGCCAAATGCAGTAGCATATCCAGCAGTTCGTGGTCTATTACTGCGTAATGCTTCATCTAATTCATTAGTGGCGGGTTCTGTTCGCACTGCTTTACCCTTTGAAAGATTGTATGCGTTCCAATGGATGCAAAACTATGGGTATAATGCGCTTAATGCAGGGGGTCATGGTGCTAATTGGGGTGAGAGGGCCGCCAGTGCGGTTCTCATGGGTCATAGTGGCCTTCGTGAGCCTTGTGGAACCCTTGAATTGCGACAACACTTTGTGAAACATGGTGCAGTAAAGAGAATGAGTCGTGGGGAAGGTATTGGGGATGGGCTAAATCCCCGAAAAACTGTATCACGAAGAATACTCGATAAAGATTCAACTAATAACTATATTTGGCACGAAGTAACGACACCAGAAAACGCAATGGTAGCGATAGATGTAAGTCGCAGACTACCAGTAAGGGCTTGGGGATTCAAAACTGGTAGTGATGCCCTTAATATGCTAAGTGGTGACCCCAATGAAATACTCTCTACTCAACAAAAAATACAAAAATCTGCTCGTTTTGATGGTGGTAAACACGATAGCGTTCAAGACATACCAACTATCACTCTAGGTGCTGATTGGCGTTGGCCTGTTGCCTATGGTGGTGTTGAACGAAGCGTTCCTATTGGTATGGTTGTTAGTGAGCATACAAGCGGTGAGGGAATGGAACGGCTTTCTAATGTTGCTTGGGCCGAAGGGGAAAAAGAATTAGGTATTGGGAGGGTTCTGAAACATTCTGATTTAGGTGTGGTTAAGCCAACCGCTTTACCTGCTGGATTGGTTGATTCACGAAGAACAGAATTTACTACAACTACTGGTAGTAGTGCTAAGTTTTTACATGCCAAATCTGTGAATACTGGTTCAGACCCAATCATTGGATTGAATCATCATTCAGGGGATAAAACATTGGCCGCTAATTCAGTAGAGGCGCAAACACAAAGTGGCTCATTTGGGGCTTCTGTTGGTAATGAATTCATACATCAAAGAGGAAATAATCTTCACTTAAACGCCCACCCAGTGGACCATTTTGTTAATTCGGGGGATAACCAACATTTCCCTGCCCACGGATGGGGCCAAAATCTCGCTATGAAGAATCAAAGTGGTGCATCCGAGCGAGGGACCATGCCGATTCCTCTTTCTGAAATATCTGACCATCGGCAGGTTCAATCTGATTTATCACCAAGACTCGGTTTAGTCGTTGAAACAAAAACGGAACGGGATGAAGGCAAGGCAACTGATTATGAGGTAACGAGCACAAAAGCAGTTTCCCTTCATAGTGATTTAGCAATAGGGCAACAATTCCCTGTATTACCGTCTTGGGTACAACAAACAAAATGGACCAAATATGGTGCATCAATAGGTTCTATTACTACTACGGCGGCTAATCCCGATGAAACTTATGGTGGGCAAAGTGAACCAAATCAACGACTTTCAAAACCACAATGGTCTTTGAATCGTGACAATAATTTAGGTGCAGCAGTATTATCTGATACAAGTAAAGAGTTCAAAGGTGTGGGTGTTCAAGACCATTGGGCTGTTCGTGGTTGTGGTGATTTACCACCGTGGGGTGGTGTATATATTCTCCGTAAAACATGGCTTGAGAGACCAGATGATATTGATGCGAGTCGAGCCTCACTAAAAAACAATGCTAGTGGATTGACACAAAATGCCCAACCTGTAAGAAAGAGTGCTGATTATATTATGAGAATGGTTAGACCATTGAAGGCATTTGGCTACACAACAAAAAACGATGTTGATGGGTCTGTCCTAAATCAAGACGGTTGGTTATTAGGGGCTTTTAGTAGTTTGACAGAAGCAAATTTCAAACACCAACCATTTACCCGTGATAAGCGATATGGGATGTTTGAAACAACTACCGCCAAGAGCATTGGAAACATTCTCCCCATCACTTCAACCCACGATACATCACCAACCATAGAGTGGCCCGATGCTAATGAACGAGATATTACTTGGCATCTAATACCAAGTGCAAATATGCTTCAACATTTCAAAGCCGATGCCTCAAGAAAAGATAACGAAGGAAAAATACATTCACTTATTGATGCCCGATATTCTCAAAGCACACATCCCGGCGGTGGTGAAACATTATCACAAACAGAAACAGTATATGCTGACAATGCCACTTTGGTTTTAGACCCATATAACAGAAGAGAACGAAGTGGTATTGCAGTATCTAAACAACCAAATTATAGCATGGGTATTTTAGGTTCTAGGGGGACGATTAAATTTGATAGTGGTACGAGTTTAGTGGTTGAAGATGCCACCAATTTCCCTGCTTCTGGTAATTTAATTATTATTGGCTTATCGGGTCAAATTCCTTACACTGCTAGAACGGAAACGACCTTCACAACAGGAACCCGCACAGGTGATTGTCTATCAACTGGTGACCTTGAAGGCCGTGAAATACGATTTGGTAATAACGCAAACGCAACAATAGATAGCACAAATGCTAATTTGAATCCACCAACACATTCTCTTGTTATATTGCCATCATTTATAGATAATTCTGTATCTGTTAGTTTGACATTGGCTAATAAATGGTGTGGAACGAATAGTGATAATAGTGAAGTTTTGAAGCCGAATATTAACTATCGTGGTTTGGGTCATTATAATCCTAATGACTTTTTCATGGCTACACCACAGCGTTTCATGTTAAGTAACGGACAAAATAGTGGTGTTTTATCATACATAAAAGGTAAAGGAACGGGTGGTTTGTCTGATGTTTATATTGATGGTATAAATATTACTGAATCATCGTTTCCTCCATATCTTATTGATAGTGACGGTAAGAGGTTGCGTATAGGTGGTATTAGTAGTTTTGGAGATGGGAAATTAACTACTACCAATTTGAAATTTAGAAATTTAAGTGGAGAAACAATAGCAAAATCTGGAATTAATACTAATGAACCAGTAAGAGTAAGTCACATTACTGCAATAGGGGTTCGTACTACCGATGCTGCACTAATGATGATGAAGGATTTAGGTAGTTTAATACCCGGTATGGATTTACAACCATATAGACCAGCACGAGAACAAAAACGACTTGATAGTGGTGTATATTCTACTTATTCTGCTTTACAACGTAGTACCACAAGTTCTCTTTCCTCATACCTTTCAGCCCACCCCTCTTTGAAATCGACTATTGAACATAGTAGTATTTTCATTAGTCGGGCGGCTCGTGGCATTGGTATTTTAGATATTTTGCGTGGTTTGTCACAAATGGATGGCTACCAATTATTATTGAATGAAAGTGGTTTACTGCTTTATTCTCCTAATGTATTTATTGGGCGTGATAGGAATATAGGCTCAAGTAGTGGCCCGCAATTAATAGAAGTGAGTGGTATGTTAGAAATGGCTAATGAAGTCATTATCGAGGGAGATAAGATAGCCGAAAATGAAACCGTAAAAGGTTTTGTTCAAGATGAGGAAAAGAAAAAGAAAATGGGGGGTAAAGGTGATGGGGAGGGTGTAACCAGAACTGCCCGTGAAACCATCCCCGGATTGAGAGAGGCTAATTTAGCCCTGCGTATGGCTAAAGGTATTCTAATCCGAACCGGTCAAGGTGCGGCTTTGATTAGAGTTGAAGGGTTATTAAAATCAAATGATATACAACCCGGTGAAATAATAAATGTTGATTTTGTTATGGAACGCATTAAAGGTGAGTTTGCAGTATTTGAGGCTCACCACGATTATACAAAGGGATTGAGTAACTTAGTAATAGGCCAGTATGAGAAAGGTATTGAAGGTCTTTTGGCTGATTTACAGTCGTCAGTATCTAGTACAATAGATGAAGATTCAACACGAACAAAAGAGAGAAAAGAATTGGTATTTTCAGCACCTATACGAATCAAGGCGGCTAGTCGTGTTATGACTCGTATAGTAAATAATACCAGATTCCTCATTGGTGGTTCTTGGCGTGGTTCTCCTACCACTAAACAATTAGGTGCTATTGGTGTGAGTGGTGGCCGAACAGGTGTTCTAAAGAATGGTGCTATTAGTGCCACCACTACAACCTCTTTAGCAGTGGATGAGATAGATGCTACCTTACGGTTCTCTCCCCATGATGCAGTATTTACCAGTGCTAATTTATTAGTGGGTTTTGTGCTTTCTGTAACCTCCACAACCGTTACTCTCAAAGCAAATAACCTTGTCGCCATACCAGATAATGATGAATTGCGGGCCACATCTGCAAGAGCCGACCCAATAGGAAATTCAAAATCAATGTTTTACAGGGTGAAATAATGAACGCATTTGAACAGGCTTGGCTTTTCCTCAAAACTGAATTACCCGATGATGAAGGTTATGGTGACATTTGTGACGGTTGCGGTGGTGGTGGGAAAATAGGTCGTCTTGCATGGGGTGGTGAGGGCGGCGGTGGTTCTCTCCTTTGTCGTGGTTGTTGGATGAATGAAATGGCTTGGAGACAAGACCGAAATAACGAAACCACAGAAGAACGAGAGAAATTGGCTAGACACGGTTTTGAAGATTTATTTAATGACCCCGCAATAGGTGATGCTCTAACAGGAATAGATGAAATCACAAGTACACCTGCGGAACCACTATTTGATATTGTACCGTGGCCCTATGATACCGATGAATTAGATATTGATAGAGAGGGGTTGAGTTAATGCCAGTATTAGATGGGGTAAAAGCGGAATTGGTGGCGCACCTTCAAACACTAATAACTCAAATGAGTCTTGGTACTACTGGTGGTGAAGCAACGAGCCGTGACGGTGGTGCAGGTAACGTAGCCTTTTCAGTTACACCGACTGTGCAGCGTTTAGACGACCGGTCCATATCCGTTAGTGGTTTGTTTGATACACAATTAATTTCTGCTAATCAAATTAAAGAGTTGGTCATTCATGGCGCAACACCCCTTGATACCCCTGCTTATCGAGCCTCTTTCCTCCCAATCTCAAAAAATAGTACCAATGAGATTAGAATTGATATAGTGATGGAGGTTAGATGATGAGTGCATTTCAACAGGCTTGGGGTATTTTGAAAGGCTTAGGTAGTGAAAGAGGGGTGAAAGGCACAGCCTGTCCTCAATGCGGGGCGCAATATGACCCCGATGAAAACCAATGGACCTCATCAGTTGGCTATGCAACCGATTTCAAACAACCCTATATGTGCCACGATTGCGACATTAACTTCGATGGACCGGCGGGAACGGGTGAATGGGCCGAACATAACCCGGATGATTGGCAGGTTGGAGAAACCGAAGGTATGGATATGGTGATTTCACCTGTCATGCAAGGTAAAGAAAACTTGGCAGATGCTCTTGGGGCGTTCATGCAAGACAGGGCCAATCCGGGTTTGGATGAAGCAAAACGAGCGTTTCTTAATGATTATTTGAAGAACTATTCTTATGGCAATCAAAATGAAAGAAAGGCTCAAATTACAAACGCCATTATGGAGATGAGCATTGACGAGTTCACGATGGAAATGGAAAGAAAGGCGAATACACCAGATATATACGATGGGCAATTTCCCAGTGTCTTTGATACGAGGCGGGCTGCTAAAGCGGCGTTGGATATTTTGAATAGTATGGGTGGAATGGATGAGGGGATGGCATAATG